TAGGGCTTTTGTGACGTACTGGCTGTGAACGTCCGTAGTCGTGTCGTTCACATGGCTGTTCGTCTCATCGAAATCCCTACCAGAAACGCCATGCCTAAACACAGCTCCAGCAGAATGAGATACAGCCGTAGTGCCATCAACACCACGAGTAACTGTGAGGGTAGTGCCAGCAACGTTAGTGACAGTCACCACCTCTTCAGAGGCAGTGTCAGGGTCAATGATCGCAGTCCACGGAGTAGACACAGGATACCCAGACAAGGCAGTAACTGTGATACTTGTGGTTGAATTATTAGCGGAAGCAGACAGTGTTGTTGCTACCGCAGTAGACGAGTAATATCTACGAGGCATCTATCCTACTTCCGGTAGTGAATGGGTGTGTTGATTTCGCCACGGAAACGACCAACCTCCTCAGCAAGACGCTGCTGATATAGCGCATACAAAGTTCTAGCCACGTTAGAAGCGGAGCCGATCTGGCGACGCTCATCAAAAAAGCCTGCCTGCACTGACGACGGATCCAGCAGTGCCACATCGATTGACGACACAAGTCGCGCAGCCGTCCCAAGAGCAACAACATCCCGGCACGATGCAGGCAAACCCGCTGTAGTCGTGAGCGTGTCCGAACCCGCTGACAGAAGAGTCGGGTCTTTCAAGAACTGAACCTGCACAGTCCTGCCAGGAACAACCGAATCCCATACAGTGATCGTCTTGCCTGTCGTGTACTGAGTCACATTCGCCTGAAGGTCGATCTGCCATCTGCGAACAGTCTCCCAACGGCCCGAAGGGCCAACAGTCTTCCAAGTAACCTGGCTCACCTCATCCACCGTGGAAGGAATAGAGTAGGTGTTCGTGGCTGCCAGGAACGTGAACGTGTGAGTGTCTTTAGCCTTTAACTCTACACCCATAGAGGCGATAGTGTCGTTAATGGCACGCTTCACATAGTGGCGAGGGAACAGTGGATTGAACGTGACACGGGCGTTATCGGAGTGGGTGGTGGCTGTCGTGCCATCAACACCCCTACCCCACGGCTGAAGGGCCACAGCGTTCGTCGTGATCGCATCAATGTAAACCAGCTCGTCGTCAATCTCAGCCCGACCCATGCCCAGACGGGCACCGTTATCCACATTGAATGTGGTCGCTGTCCCATTTAGGCTGCCATTTAGGGCAGTCACAGACTCTTGTGAACGTACATAACCACGCAGCATCGACAGCACATCGTTAGTCAAATCGTCAAACGTCGTCACAGGTACTCCTCCGTGGTCACGATCTCCTCAGTCACCGTGTAACCAAGCCCCTCAAGTTCAGCCTTCAACGACGTAGACACCACATGATCACGACCACCAGCCAAATACTTCTGGGCATTCCTCGTCCGCTCAAGATCAGGATGAGCGACCTCAGACCACACGCCACTCTCCTTCAACAAGGAAATACCCTCATACTCCTTGAACAGACGCCACTGGTAAGTGCTGACAGGTGGCCGGAAAATCCAGCCCTTCTTCGTCACCACAGCGTTACCGAAATCGTTACTGGGATCCACAGGGCCAGGGATAATGAACACGGTGGCGAGAGTGTCCGCATCCCCAAACTGCTCAGACCCAGCAATACCCGTAGGCGACATTACAGGTGTAAGGCTCGGAGAGCCAACAGAACCAGCAGAGGTAAACCCAGAAGGGTTCATGGATGTAAACGCCTCAGCGTTGCCTACAGAGGCTCCTGAGGGTATCCCTGCGACAGGAGCTTTAGCCACCGTTTTAGCTGTCCCAACAGCGGCAGTGCCAGCAATGCCAGCAACAGAGAGCGAAGCGGACAAAGCAGGCGAACCGATATCACCAGCACCAGCAACACCAGACACAGCCACAGACGCCACAGTCGCAGCAGTGCCCACAGCGGCAACAGAAGCAACCCCAGACACGGCAACAGTCGCATTCACCTGAGCTGTACCCACAGCAGCAGAAGAAGCAACCCCGTCAGGGTAAGCAAACCTGAACAGGTCAGGACCCAGTTTCAGAACTGGGCGCTCCGTTACATCAATAACGGTCATTCAGGACTAGAGGCTGAAAATCTTGTTGGCACCGTTATCCCACACCACGGTGATGTCACCGCCAGCAGGCTTAATCGGGATACCAGTACCCGAATCAATCCACGCAATCACACGCTGACTCGTATCAGCCACATCAGCGCCACCAGTCGAAGCAGACGACTGGAACAGCAGCAGCGCATGATCACTTGCGCTAGACGCAGGCGTCGTAAACGTCACATCAGCCGCATCGAACACGCCATCAGTCACAGTCTTGCTAGACAAGCCAGACGACGTAGCATGAAGCGTGCCACCAGCACCAGTCACATCAGACACCGTGTCATGGGCAGTGTTATACGTGTAGCCCCGCACCAGGGCAACCTTGATCGTAGCCGTATCCAAGTCAATGCTCCCGTCAAGGAAACCTTCCTTGGCCTTCGGGAAGACAGCGTTCGCCACCTGTTCTCCTTAATCGAACTTAACAACTTGCCCCGTTTTGGGGCTGTAATGGGCACCGTTACTGAATGTGTTATCCGTGGCATCAAACGCTGCCCCGGCCTTCGCAGACAACTCAAACGCTTTATGAATGTCTGGAGTCCTAGTAGTTGCTGGCTGAATCCCCGCCTGACGGGCCTCAGCGTAAAGATCAAGCTCACGGTTCTTACTTTTCTCCCGTGAAGCATCAATCCCAAGATGCGAGCGGGACCAACCCACACGCAAAGAAGCAGCCCTCAAGCACTGCCCATAAGTCTCATGGTCTTTCGTAATACACCCGGTCCTGCAAGACATCAGATCCCTCTCAATGCCCCGCAGGGGCCACCCCACCATATGAGTGACCCCCGCAGGAACATCAACTATCAGGCGTTGATAGACGAAGCCGACTCAATGCGGTAAAGCGCAGCCTCACGGTAACGCTTCCACCCGAGAACGCCATACCAGCCCAGAGGGCGGTGACGCATCAGCTTGTCCGTAACCGGACCCATGATCGTGTGCGGCTCCTCAGCAACAGCCTCAGCCAGTGCCTGCTTGCCGACAATGATCGTGCGGTACACGCGAGCAGAAGTCGCGCCATCCGTTGCCGAGTACATGCGAGGAGTCTCAATGAAGTAAGCACCCTCAAACGTACCGATGAATCCAGGCCAGAAGTTCTCCGTAGCATCATACTTGTGGAGATCCTGGAACCCGCCACCCGTAGCCTCCTTGCGAAGATCGAAGGAAACCTCAGGGTGAATGTAGGCAGCGTAAAGGCTACCCTGACGCGGAACCGCAAGGTTCGCACGCAGCTTCGCAACAACGAAGCGAATGTCGTCAGCCTTGATGATGTCCGTGATCTCAACCTCAGAAGTCTGAGTGGGAGTGTCGGACGAGTCACGGGCGAAACGAACATTGCTACCACCACGCAGCTCCGTCATCACAACAGAGTCAAGCGAGTCAGCCATGTTGTACGCGATGATGTCAGCAGCAGCCGGATCAACATCGGACAACGAGAACAGACCCAGCTTGCGGGTGAGCAGGGCAGCATTGCCGTACTCGTTCAGAGTAACAGTGACCGTGGTCGTGTTGCTCAGAGCAACAGCATCAGGATCAACATTCTCAGTCAGGGTCGAAGTTGCCTGAGCCAGATCAGCATAAATCTGGAAGACAACAGACGAACCCGGCATGGCCTGCTGGACGGGCCGCTTATCAGCAATGTCACGGATGAGCGGCTGCGACCGCAGTGCCATCTCAACATAACGATCATAAGCAGTCTGGACAAGGTTAGTCATACCAGTCTGGTTGGAGATCGTGCTAGTACCAGTGTAGGTGTTAGCCATAGTTGAGATTCACCACCTTTCGCAAATAGTTATTGGACTACTGGTCAGTACACCGGGGGACCACCGGAACCCTGGAACAGAATCCTGTTCAGGTCTTCCGGTGTCTTCGCAGCGGCAATCATTGCCATGATCTGCGACTCGTCACCAGCCGGTGCCTGTCCCGCGTTCACAACCTCATTGAACTGCTGATAGCCAGGGGGAACCATCACATCCTGCTGAAAGTCCATCTGCTCATTCTGAGAGCCATCGCTGTCCGCAGCCACAGTCGTGGGCTGGAACACATCGGCCTTCTCATCAAGCCAAGAAACAATCTCTGCTTCGTTAGTGATATCCCCCGGGATCAAATCAGCGATCTTCGGGTTGTAACCGCGAGACGCGAGAACGTCCGCTACTGTCCGCTTACGCGATTCGACACGGTAACCTTGAAGTTCACCCTCAAGTTCCTTCAACCGCTTCATAGCGGCCTTATGTGCCCGACGCACCTGCGTCATAGCACCATCATCGTAATCATCGAAATCGTCAGGCAGATCATACTCGTGCTGGGCCATATGCCCTCACCCTCTTCTCATCCGTGGAAGTCGCCACCCACACACGCAACTGGGGAAGTAGCGTGTGGCTGTGACTATCGGTCTTGTGACGCACACCAGGGCCGACCGATCTGGCGTGGAGTGGAGCTGCTGGGAATCGAACCCAGGTCTAGGTCTGTCACCATCGTGTGGTTTTACAGTCCTGCTTTCCGTTCAGCCCCGAACAGGACTAACGTCCCGTATGAACCCTGTACCATCTATAGTCATCCACGCCTATAGGTTCCTTTCGACCCCGAGAGAACCCGCAGCAGTCCCAGCCGAGCCAGCGAACCGCGCACGCTCACGCCGTGCACGCCTCTCCGACGCGAGCCTCGCCTGCTCATCACCGAAAGCAGCAGCAAGAGCGTCCCTCTGATCAAACGCTTCACGGTCGATTCCGGCAAGAGTTGTCTCCCTCTCAGCGACACG